TCCTGCGCGTTGGTTGGGTTCGCGAGGTTAGCGATCACGCGACTCAGGGCTTCATACTTGCCCGTGGTCTGCGAATAGTTGAGGCCGTCAATCGCGGCGTCAATCCCTTCGATGGCGCGGTACAGTGATTGCAGCGCGGCCTTGTCGAGGTTGCTTTCGGTCAGGTTCGCACCTGAGACGAAGTCCACGAGCGGCGTAGAGGGTGTTACGCGTTTGATGCGGATGCGTGCGCCAGAGGCGGCGGCTGCATTGAGTTGAATCGTGGACGTTGTCGGCCACGTGAATGTCACACTGACACCGTTCACGTAGACCAGTACGTGTGAACTCAGAATGTAGTTGAAGGTCACATTGTACGGGCCGGTCGTGCCGTCGCCTGTGTAGTCTACGTAAGATAGGGCCATTGTGGTTTCTATAAATTAGGCCCCAGCTATCGGGGTGATAGCCGGGGTGGGTTGAGGTTTAGGGCAAGGGACGACCCAGTAGGGTCTCCAATGCCCGGCGCTTGTCGGACTGAACGTCTGAACCAAGCTCGGGGAACTCCTTGAGTAACTGCGCTTGTGCTTTCTGGCGGTAGCCGGCCACGACCTTCTTGATCATGTAGCCACGGCTGCCCTCGTAATCCACTTCGCTGTCCGTCATGCTGGAAGCATATTTCGGAAGCGACATTTCATGCTCAAGGCGAGCGCGGAGTGTACGGCCGGAACTGTCGGTGACAACTTTCCCAGCCAGTTCCTGCCAGCGCGAATACTGCTCGCCGGTCAGTTCCTGATGAGAAATACTCTTTGGAAGCTGGGGGATACCAACACCGAGTCGTGCTATCTCCAACACCACAGGGTCGTCCGTGAGGGTGTCGCTGTAGATAGGTGATACCAGATCAGGCCCGAGGCCGGGCGCGTAGTGCACCGGTTCACCAAACAGGTCGCGGCGTGCAGCCACGCTACTGCTCAAGTACGGGATGCGGGCTTTGACGGCGTCGAGGAGGGTGCGAATTTCTTTGACTTCCGGGTCAACACCCACGCGCAGTTGATTGAACACGTTCGGAACGAACGAGGACGTTATCTTGCGGAGGTAGTCACCAGCCCCTTTGTTTGGGTCGTCCAACGCTGCGACGACAGAGGACACACTTTCCATCCAAGTTTTGTTGGTGATGTTGTTGCGGAATGCCAGCATCGTGCCAGCAACGAGATCATTTAACTCGTACTCATCCACATGACCCGCCAAGTCGGCGAGATCAGCCACCACCCCAAAGAACATACCGAAGGGGTCTAGGCGGTTGTAGGCAATGTATTCATCACCCACTTTGAACGAGTAGTCCTGCATGCCGGCTTCGCGACGTTCACGCGCGGTGGCGTAACGCTTGCTCTTATCGGGGTAGTACGTCCCGCCACCCGTTAAGTTACCGGAGAGGGCGAGCGTGACGGCACCCGTGTAGAGCATGATGCCCATACCCGTTTTCGCCAACTCCAAGTCAGCCGCGCGTCCACCTTTCGCAAGGTTAGCGCGTGCCTGTGACGCCAGCAGGTTGAGGCCCGGTGTGCGTGTACCGAAGTATTTAAAAATGTTGGTGGGGGTACGGATGAACGGAAGGACGAGACGAGCGAGTGGCATCTGACTCACGAAATTCTGGCCGGCCTTACCTACTTCACCTAGTTCTTGGGTGAAGGTATTGAACCGAGCAGCGGCAACGCCGATATCGTGGAGACCTTTGGGAGGGGCAGAGATGATGTTCTGCACTTCCGCCTTGAAGGCCTCACCGGTCAGTCCCTTGCGGGAGGCTTGACCGTAAGCGTTGGCCGTGACTTCCATGCGGTAGCCAATCGACTTGAACAACTCGTCCGTCGAGAGCATCAGCCGGGAAGGAATACGTGTCACAAACCCGAAGAGGTCGAGACCTTGTCCCAACCAGCCACTGGCCTTGAACGCCTCTGCCGAAATGGCGTGGTGGCGATGTTCAAAGCGCGTCATCTGATCGAGGACCGGCGTTTCCGTCGCCAGTGTGCGCCATGCCGACCCAAATTCCTCAACATCGAATGCAAGGAGTTCTTTGGCAGCTTTGAAGTCACCTTTCGTGGCGAGCTTCACAGCACCCTTGAGAGCGGTGCGTCCGCGCTGGGAGATACGCAGGGCTTCGCCGATACCCTGACGGATACCGACGAGTTGGCCTGTGAGTTCCTTGGCCATGACCGCATCGTTACCCCGGAGGGTGCTGATGCCTACCGCGATGGCACGCTCGGTGACGGCGGCGGGAATCATAAACGTGTTGGACAGGGCGTTGACCACGAACGTCTTGGGACCACTCAACAGGGAGTTGATGTAGTATTCCAGTACGGCGTCATTGGTGCGTGCCCATGCGGTACCGCGTACGAAGTTATTAATCTCCACCGGGTCCGTCATGCGGGCCACCTTACGCGCGAAGTTACGACTGACCTCGTAGCCACCGTGGGCGTTGAGGAGTGCATCGAGCGCATCACCCTGCTCCATGACTTTCGCCATGAGCTTGTGGGCGTTAAGGGCGCGGGCGATTTCCGTTTGGGCGGATTTCACTTGACCATGGACAGCGGCGGCCACCTTGACGTGCTTCTGGAGTTTGACGAGGTCTTCCACCGAGCCGGATTTCTCCGCGATCACGGCGAGTTCGTTGGTACGCTTGGCCACGGAGGCCAGCATGTGACGGGCCGCGAGCATCTTGGCGTCGAGGTTCTTCGTGCCCGTGTAGAGCGCGTTGACCTTGTCGACTCCCATGCCCAGCATGTCCGCCACTTCCTTGACGGTCTCGTGCGAACGCACGGCACCGCCCTTGGCGTTGGTGATGACCTTCGCGAAAAACTCGGAGGTTTTGTCGTAGACCTGCTTGAGGTCTGCACCACCCTCGACATTATCGAGGTTGAAGTCGATGGACTTCTCGGCGGTGGCGATGTCACCATCCCGTACCGCCTTGGCAAACTTCTCGGCGTCATCGGGACGGATACGAACGTACGGCTGTTGCCGGTTCACCACCTGATGCGGGGGTGCGGGTAAGTCCGCGGCGGCCTTAACGGCCTGTGTGGCTTCGGCACTGGCCACCTTCGCGGGTGCAGCGTCTGCGGCCTTGGCGACATTGGCGGCTTCTACCTTGGCGGCGGATTCATCAGCCACCTTCTTGAGGTTGGCGTCCAGCGCGTCGGCGGCGGCCTTGGGGTCTTTCCCCTTGAATAAAGCGTTCTTCGCAAGGCGTGTGGCTTTGAACAAGCCATCCGCCATCACACCGAGACCGAGACCTTCGATGGCGTTCTTCATACGCCCTTCGGCGTTGGAGTCGTTCGGGTCAGCGGCCAGATAATCCGTGATCGGATTACGCAGTGACGGCGTCATGTTGTTAATAAGGTCAGAGACGCGAGCCTCGTGCGGGTCAAAGCCCACCGCGTCGGTGACAGCACCGGCTGTCATCGCGGTCTTCCATGTGCGAGCGGCACCCATCGCCCGGAGGGCTTTGGTCACCGGTATCATGCCGGCGATAAACTGCGAGGCACCACGCACTAGCTGGGGGCCAAGTGCGTCGGAGCGTTCGACTTCGGGAAGGGTGTTAGCCACGTCCTTGAACAACGAAATGCTCTTGGCGGTTTCCTTGGGGTCAATCAGTTCTTCCCCGTACACCGCGTTGGCGGTTTCGTACAGGTTTTCACCCAGCCACTGTGAGAAGTCATTCAGGGAATACAATCCCTGTACGGCAGTCTCACGTGCCCCGCCCACCACTTGCATTCCGTAGTCACTCAAGCTGCCACTATTGGGGTTTTTCTTAGCAGTGGCGTCCTGCTGGGGTGGTACTTCGGCGGTGGGCGCCGCCTTGGCGCGGGCCAGAATCTCATCAGCGGTGCGGTTAGCTATCGCTTCGGGAGTTTCTGCGGCCGCGCGGCGTGCGGAGTAATGCTCGGAAACGTCTGTCATGTTGTCCTCGGACAATTACTACTTTGATTTTTTGGATTTGAACTGCTGCTGGGCTTCGGCCGCAGCCGCGTGCATTTTGAGCAGTTCGTGTTCCCGGTTGAATTGATCGGGAGTGAGCTTCTTTTCACGGAGACGTCGGGCCAGTTCCACTTCACGGACTTGCCATGGAGCGTCCGGCATATCGACGGCCACTTGGGGGAGAGGTAGCGTGGAGATATCGTCGGCCGGCACGTAGCGTGCCTTGATGTTGTTGGCGATCTTCCAGAGGTCTTCCGTGTTCTTGGCGGTCTGCGCGGACTGATAGAACTCCATCAGTGCATTTGCGCGGCGGCGTTCGGCGGCCTTGTCGAAGTCTGCGAGACCACCGGGCGTGAGCCACTTCGTAAGCGTGGACTCCACGTTCTGATAATCGCGTGTGCCGGCAATACCAACACCTTTCGCTTGCACTTCCTTGACCACATTAAGCAGCCGGGTGGTGGCTTTGTTGTCGATCTGGTTGGTGAGACGGGCACGGCGGATTTCTGCGAAACCCACGCGGCCGGTGTACGCTTCGTACTCCAGCTTGGCTTCGGCATCCACATCGTTCGGGCGGAAGTCGTCTTCGTAGGCGAGCTTCACGGCGAACTTGCGGTCTTCCTGCGTCAGGCCTTCTTTAAGCTGGTTGTACTTAACCTTGATGTCCTGACCTTTATAGTGGTCGTCGAGCAGGTCGGCCATGACGGACTCGCTGGTCTTCTTGCGGGCATCATCGTCCATCTTGTGCTGGCGGACGTAGTTGGTGTAGCCGGCGGTGTCGGCGGTGTCCTTGGCTTGCTGCACGGTACCGGGATATTGCATCGCCAGTGACGGCGTACCATCCGGGGACGGCATGTCGAACACTTCGAGAATGGTGGAATCACCAAGTTGCGTGGCCATCGCTGACAGCGCGTCGAGGTTCGTCTTGTTCTGTTTGCTATACGGGATGTTCAAAAACTCGCGGGCGTCTTTACGCTGCGCGTGGACGGCGGTGTATAACGCCTGTTTGTATTCTGCGTGTGTGGCGTAGGAGTCTTTATTCGCCACCACATCCTTGACGGCGGACACCAGCAACGAGTTGGCAGCACCCTCGACATTCTTGGCAACGACCTTGCCTTTGTGTTCGTGGTCGGCGGCCGAAACTTTGGATTGGTGCTGGGCCATGACTTGCGCGTACGTGCTTGCGAACAGCGGATTGTTCAGCCCTTCGAGGTCGGTCGCCGTGCGGGCGCGAAATAACTCAGCGGGATTGATGTTGTCCTTGTCGCTGTTCTCATATTGCGCGGTTACTTCTGCGCCAGCGCGAGTGGCCTCGGCGTGGGCCATCGCGGCCATGTAGGCGTCCTGAAAATATCGCGACTGCTCCCACTTCATGGTCCCCGCCTTGACGCGCTTCTTGACTTCGGCCAGTGATAGCTGTTCGGTCTGCGCGGCAGTCGTACCACGCTGACCGGCCTCGATGTTCTGATTTGCTTGCGCGACTTCGAGGTATTTTGTGAGGCCGGGCGCGAAGCCCTTAAACGCTTCGGCGAGTTCGGACGCAGCGGACTGCGCCGGGGTCACGAAGGTGCTCACCGGTCGCGCTTGCGGGGTGAAGCTGCCGTCCAGTGACGAGCCTTTCCGGGCACGTGAAATGGTGCCGGGGGCGGTGCGGGTGTTTTCGCGAGGCATGGAGGTTACCTTACTTGATTGGTTTCTTTTGGTTGGCCGCTATGGACAAAGCTGACCCCGCAATACTGAGGAACGGGGTGAGGAGGCTGGGGGCACGAGCCTTGTTCAAGGTGGACTGTGTCTGTGAGGTGACGGCTTGGCGCTCACGTGCGATCTGTGCCTGCGTTGCGTCGGCTTGCTTATCGACTGACGCGATGTCGCGCCCGACGTCAGCCTTGGAGGCGGCCTGTAGGCGCTGGGACAGGAACCCGCCCACACCCGATTCACCCACAGCCACGTTAAGGCGTGAGGCTTCGGCCTCTTGTTTGAGGGCGAGTGCGGATTTCTTCTCAACGGCGGCTTCGCTCGTTTCCTGTGATTGCGCGTTAAGTGCGGCCTGCTGATTGTTAAAATCAGCCAGTGCAGCGCTGCGGGTATTCTTGGCATCCGTGCGTGCACCAGCCGCACTAGAGAGGGCCTGCACACCTTGGACGGCGAGCGCTGCCCAGCCGAGGGGCGTCATGGTGGAAAATGCTCCGGTTACGGCAGCAGGTAAGCTCATTGGTGAATGTACTCGTAATAGAGGAAGGGTTGATCAGGGAGGAGGAATATCGGGCTGGAAGAGAAACGGAACCCGAGGCGGGTCAAGTAATGACGCGCCGCCCGATTCTCTTCGAGAATGTAATTGAACAGCTTGTACTGCATCGAGAGTACGGCAAGAAACTGTTTGGAGTAGTGCCATAACTCCTGTTTATAGTCAGCAATGTCGGTCGCCAGTAGGAGCCACGGGCAGGCCGTCGCGTTATCTACTTTGCTATAACCAAAAATAGCGAGGCACGTGCCGTCCTTCGCACGCACACTCAGACATTCCGTTGCGGACGCCACCGCCTCCAGCAGGTACTCTTGCGGTTCAGCCTCGCGTCCAAACGCAGCCGTACATTCCATGAGAGTCATGGCCGAGAGGCGCTGGGACAACGATTCGATATCCGCCGGAGTTACCTGCTGGAAGGTGATGGGTTTCACAAAGGCTTTCCTTTCTTGTTGAACTCCCCATGCCACGTGGCACTGAGTAGTGCGAGCGGTAGCGGGGAATCAGAGGTGACGGTGATATTCAGCGTCGGGGCTTTACCCCGTGCTGGAATCTTTACCACCATCTCCTCGATGAGTGGGGTTTCCACTGTGACCCGGTTGATCGGTGAGCCGTACTCGTAGGTACGGGCTTCGCGACCTTCCGGTGTGACGGTGACCTTGAGGTAGCCAGTGGGGCCACACGCTAAGTACACCTTGCGGATTTGCAGGCGCCCGTCAACAACGGACGTGGTGCCGTCCTGCGCTTGCACGCGGACATTTAACGGACTGAACGTGTAGGTGAACGTCGAGGCCAGCCCGAGGTACACCCGGCCGGTGGCGTAGTTACCGGACACGCGTAGGGTGGTTGTCGCCGGCTGAGTGGCCAGCAACACCGCGCCCTTCTTTCCCGCACCCCAATCGTCCGTGAGGACGACATAGGACTTGGCGTTACCGTGGTTGTAGGTCAGCGTCCATGTAGTCCAATCGTTGGTGGCGTCATACGTCCCACTCGCTTGAATCATGCGCCGGTCGAGGTGTGGTACATAGCCGCACTCGTTAATGGCGGTGGTGTCGGCCGTGAGTTGCGCTTTGACCAACGACAGGTCAGTCGCACTAAACTTCACAGTCATGTACACCACGCTGCCAATAACCTTTACGCCTTGGACCTCAGCGGTGGACGGGAGCGTCCACGTCCCCCAACTGGAGAGGATTTTGGTTGTTCCGTTCCACGCCATCTTGTACACGTACAGCTTGTTCTTCGCACCATCCGTGAGGACAACAATGAAGTCGTCATTCACGCTGGCGGCAATGACACGCGTGCCGGCGGGAATCAGCTTGGACACGTGGCTGGTGATGTCATTCGCGGAGGTTCCGTTACCTTGATCGGTGACGAAGTATTCCCACAGGGCCGCGTACGTCCCACGCTCGGAGGTGAAGTACAGATTCTGACCAGCACCTTCCGGCTTGCAGAGAGCGGACGTTTCGTAGTCCGTGGCCACGTCAATACGCGCGGTCTCGTGCGTAAGGGCACCATCCGCCGTCAGGTTAAACTGACTTTGATCGGACAGCAGCATCAGGGAGCGGTCGAAGGGCACCGCGTGTTTGATTAGCGTGGATTTGTTGTGTGATACCGAAGTGTCGATGGGGTCACTGTCTCGAACGTCCCGCGCCGTTTCCGGCCAGAAGTTAAAGAAGTCCCCTGCACGCGACAGGACGGTGTTGTCCCCAGCACACATGCCGAGGCGATTGCGATAAAAGAAGATATCGGAAATGGTACGACCCACGAAGGATGGGTTAGGCACGGAGGTGGTATCGCCTACGTTGCGCTTGTCCCATGTGGCTTTCTTAAAGGTGAACGTCCCGTTCGATTCGCGCACCAGAATGTGGGGCATGGTGGAGGCGTTGAAACCACGCACAGCACCCGAGGCGTCGGCGTAATAAGTTTCTTCCCAAATAGAACCGTGACCCGTGGTGCCATCACTTTCCTTCGTGATCATCACGTAGTAATCACCGGCCGACTCACCGTCGGTCCCGATCACCTTGATCATCTTCCCCACCAGCATCTGCGGGGGGAGGTCACTAAACTGCTTCACCTCATCCTTGAGGACTTGAATGGCATTGTTCCCCTGCGGGTCTTTCACCGTGAGGGCTGGGGGTGGAGTCTGCCCGCCGTCGTAGTTCAGCCACACTAAATTACCCCAAATCCCGCCGGTAATGCCGGTGGTACCGTAAGCGGCGTTGATGGCGTTGCGTAATTGAAGCGCCAGCGACTGTGAATCATTCGTGGCGGCGACCACGGTGTAATCCACACCCGCCACACGTGCGGTATAGCTGAGTCCCGAGACGGAACTCTTCACCCAAAAGGCGTTGCTGAAATAGCGCGTATCATGTCGCGCCTCGGCGGACGCCATGGCTACGGTGCGTTGCTTGTTGACGATGAAGGTGTAGTCGGCAACCGTGATGGCTGAAAGGTTATCCGCCATGTCCCCATATTGAGAGATGTAATCCACACCGTCGGGTGTGTTTACGGTCTTGGCGTTGCCCGCGAGGTCAAACACTTGAATGCTGGCATTCTTAATGAACACCACATATCGCTCGGCGGTATCGCGGTTAATCCAGTGCATGAACGGACGGGACACCGGGTTGGCGCTGAGCACCTTGACCTGCTCCAGCGGGGGCTTCTGCGTCAGTCCCAGCGTGGGGGACGGCAGGGCGTTGTCCTGTGCCTCACACTGTGTGTTGTTACGGACAACTACCGGCTGCTGGGAGATACCACCCAACAGGTTCGGGAGAGTTTGACTGACGAGGGGCATGTTTAAATCCGTCGGTTGACGACGCGGAAGGCGGCGTGTTCGTTAAAGATATTGGTGTCGGCGGCTTCCACTTCGGCGTCGATGAGGACAGTGAGAGCGTCAAGTTCTTCCTGCGCGGTGAATTGCTCCACGGCGGCATCACCCTGTATCCGGCGCTGGAAGCGTCGGGCAGCAACGATGGCGATGTAATCGCGGGCGGCCTGTGGAATTTCTTCGTACGGCAGGAGCCATACCACATCCACTTTCAGTTCTTGCGTGAAGGTGTACTTGCGGTTGGTTTTGTCATACAGACGATTGCCGCGAACAGTGACGTCCGTGGCGGGATTGGTAGCGTCCAGACGCGCGACGTTGGTGGCGAGTACGATCTCACCGTTGCCGTTCGGCGTCATGGGGTAGTTGGTCTCGGAGTTAAACTCCCAGCCGCGAGTCTGGAAACTGCGGGAGACAACACCCAGCATGCGGACTGCCATCGAAACGTCTTCGTCGGTTACGTCTTCCAGAGAGCTAACCGGCGGCTCGCCGATGGTGTCGAGCATGAGGTTCACAGCGTCGATAGCCGTGGTTAAGACAGGAATGGTTAAGATGGACATGGGGTGCCAGAAAAAAATGGGGCACAGCGGGGTGAACCGTGTGCCCCTGTTTGTACTAGGAGTGGTTTAGTAAACGACTACGACGAGGTCAGGCTCGGTCGAACCAACAAGCGAGAACTTCATCAGCACTTCTTCGGCTGTGATGGTGTGCTTGAGGGCTGCTGCGGCCGTGCTGTCGACAGCGTACCACGTGGCACCACCGTCGGGTGAGCACTTGAGGGTCAGCGTGCCGCCACCAAAATCACCGTACGCCGCCCAGCCGATGGGGCTGAAATAGTCGCGCAGTGTTAAGATTTGGGAATCGCCGTCTACCAAGAAGGCTAAGTGATCGACCGTCTCGAACCGCAGCGCGGAGGCTTTCACAACGATGTCGAGTTCAGCAGAGTTCCCTGCACCCGGATTGGTGTCGCGTAAATCAAAGCGGATACGCGTGCAGCCATACAGGGCCATGTGAGTTTTGAAGCTGTTGGCGGTGGCGGTCGTTATGACATCCGCACCGGGAACATCAAGCCACGTGGTCCCACCATCCGGTGAGGCCTGTAGCACTAAGTCCCCATCGTCAAAGTCAACTTCGGCTCCGAAGTAAACGTCTAAGTGAAACGCCGTACCAAGCGAACTGAGGTCGAGGGTGGGTGTGGCGGCTTCCGCCGTCAACGTGTCGAATACGTGGTAAAGAGTTGATTTGGACATGGGGAGTTACCTTAGTAAACGCGGACGTTAATTGCGGGAGCAGAGGCGGCGCTGGCAAGCGTGAACTTGTACAGAATTTCTTCTGCCGATTCGGTGTGCTTGAGAGCGTTGGCGGAAGCGGAGTCCACGGCAAACCAAGTGGTCCCACCGTCCGGTGAGCACTTGAGCGTAAGGACACCACTGTCCCACGTGCCCCACGCGGCCCAGCCCATGGGGCTTAGGCGGTCACGCATGGTGAACACAGCGGAGTCACCGTTGGCGATGAACGTGAATACCTTGACGGGCGCGTAGCGTAATCCGGTGGCCAACACAACGGGGTTAAGCGTCGGGGTGGTGGAACCTGCCAGCTTGAAGCGGATGCGCGTGGCACCGTACAGGTACAGATGAGTCTTGAACGTATTCGCGGTGGCGGCAGAGATCGCGGCGGCACCCGGAACGTCAACCCACGTGGTCCCACCGTCAGGTGAGGCCTGTAGTTGTAAGTTACCAGAGCCGAACGACACGCCCGCACCGAAATACACGTCAATGTGAAACGCCGTACCCAACGTGCTCAGGTCAACGGCCGCAGTGTTGCCGTCTGCTGAGAGTGTGGTGAAGGCGTGATAAAGGGATGCTTTGGACATGAGATAGGTTACCTTGATGTGTGAGTGAGGAAGAGATGGCCCCTCCGTTAAGAGGGGCGCATCGTGCTAGGTCTTACTCAGACTTAGGCAATTTTCATTTCCACGGAGCACTCGGGACGAGTGATGCCATGGCCAATCGCGTACTTGCTCACGATCAGCGTGCCCTGATGGGTCACGAGGTAGTCGGACTCGGTAGCGAGGTCCAACAGTTTCACGGTACCAACGGCCTGCTTCTGCATCACGACGCCACGGGTATTGGTGAAGTTACCCTGATAGGAGCCGGATTGAATGTTGGCGGACGGAAGGTGGTTGCTCTTGACGATTTCAACATTGTTGACCATCAGTTTGCCACCCTTGTCATACGACGCGCCAGTCACGCCATAGTCACGATTCAAAATCGTGGTGTTCTGCGCGAGCAGGTAATACTGCGCGGGCTTGAACACGGCGAAGCGGTCCATGTCAGGAACGTCTTTCTCGTCCATCGCCTGTGAAGCATTCCACACGCCAGCCAGAATGTCGGCTGAGACGGAGGCAAAGTTGGCGTTGGTGAGGGCGCTGCCGCCGTTTCCACCGGAGACGGTGGCGGAGGCGCGGGCAGCGAGTACGGCGACTTGCAGGACGTTGACGTCCCAAGCCTTCGCTAACGCGCGGCCACACTCAGTCGAGTAGATGGAGCGGTAGTCGAAGTGGTTCATCGCTTCGTCGAGGTTCGGAATGAACACCGGGGCAACCAGCAGGTCGTCGATGGCGATTGTGCGCTCATTAACATTGCTGGCCTGACCCACGATCATCGTGCCGGGGGTGTGATAGGAGGCGTCGACTTTCCACGTTGCCGGGAACTTGGCCGATTTGCCTTCGGAGATTGTGCGGACAGTGTGACGCGACAGCATCACGTTCGCTTCCTCAAACGCAGTCAGGACTTCGCCCGACCAAGTGATGAGGAACATAGCTTTTGCATCGCCGCCGCCGTTAACTTGGCCAATGCGGACAGATGTCATATCAGGGGCTGCCATTTTGGAGTCTCTATATAATGATAAGGTTAAGGGAAATGCCATTGCTGGCGGTCTTGGTTCGGTTGTGGTTACTTATCGTGGCTACGGGTTATCGTCCCTCGGGACGGCCTGTGGTACGACGCGGCGTGACAACGGAACAAATGAGTGAGGGGAGCGTCGAGGGGGGTGACGCGGACTCGGAGGAGAGGCGAGTGCATCCCCTCCCACTGTCCACTCTAATGAATGAACAGGGAGAGAGTAGTCTCTTATTTGAGATTTGAACGCATGGCCTTGCGGGCGACGTTCTGACGATACATCTCGTTCGTCTTGTAGTTGGCCGAATTTACATCGGCCAGCCATTCAGCGCGGGAGGCGTAGGAGCCTGCCCCATTGTTACCACCCCCACTCCCACCACTTAACAGGTCGGGATTGGCGGCTTTGTAACGGGCGTTCAGGCCCTGCACTGCGAGCTTAATCTGCTCGGATGAACCCTTGAGGGATTCGTTGAAGGCTTCGCGCTCGGTGTCGCTGAGATTGTGAGAAGCCCACTGCACCATGGCGTCGTATGCCTCGGCGCTACCCACGGAACCCTTGATGGATTCTACGGTACGCTCGGCGTCAGACTTGAGGGTGGCGATCACGCCATCCACAAACGTCTTGTCGAAACCGAGTGAGTCGAGTTTCGTGTACGTCTGTTCGGACAGGGTGCCGTTGGTGGCCATCTCCTGCGTCAGGGCAGCCATGTCCACCTTGGAGGCGGCGGCGGCTTGCTGATCGGGAGTTAGGGCGGGAGCATCATCCTTCTTAGCGGGGGTGCGGGCCTTCTCCAGTTCGGTGTACGACTTGAGCAGGGCTTCGGTGTTTAACTCACCCTTCTCGGTGTTCCAGAATTTCTCTGGCACGGAGTCGGGGCGGGACGGAACACCACTGGCGTTGGGGTCAGGGACGTTGGCCTTCATCGCCGCACCGGCGGCTGCGACCTTATCGGCCATGGCCTTGTTGTGGGCTTCGTTATCGGCGGCGTTGTTGGGGGCGGGGGCGTTATGCGTGTCAACCATTACAGGTCCGTCCGAATCGTGCCATTGCCAAGGTTCGTGTGCACCGGCTCACGCTTAACAAACGGCTGCTTCTTGGAAACGGCCACCATATCCGATGAGGATTTCTGCATCGCGGCCATCGCCTTTTCCAGTTCAGCAATCTTCTGGAGCAGCACGGCGGTCGCGTCGGGGGTGACTTCGGTGGGGGTTGCGTCTTTGTCTTTGGCGTCTTTCGCCATGGTACATCTCCTCTTCTGGTACTACTGTTGGGGTTCGGTAGGTAGGGCCTGCTCAGGTTGAGCGGCGGCATTGCCCACTTGTTTGATCACTTCGGGTCCGACACGGGCAGCCAAGGCGGCCATCTGTGCTTGCTCTTCCTTCGCCTTGATGTCAGCCGCACTCTTCACCAACCCAACCGGGTCGATGTTATGATAGGCGGCCGCGCGGTTGATGTACTCAGGAACTTCCAGATTGGCCGCAATCGCTTCCGGCCCGAGTTCTTTCAGGTCGGCCATGAAGGCGCGAAGCTGGGACATCTTGTGGCCACGGCCAATGGCGTCAACGCCAGTGGTCAGGGTGATGCTGAGTAAGTTTCCACTAACCTTCGGAATCTCACCGCGTGCACGCATACGCGCCATCTTCATCTTGAGGATGGGACGCAGCACTTCGGCAGACGAGGCGGTGTAGATACCACCCAAGCCGTCGTCCAGTTCGCCGGCCATGTACCGAATCTCTTCGGCCGTGACGCGCTCACCTTTACGTTGGATGGCACTGTGCAGCAGGAACACGTATTGCAGGCGTTCGGCAATGTCCTTCGCCGCATTGAACGCGACGGTGAAGTCGGCGTTCTTGTCGAGGCGTAAGGGTTGCATGTCAACCGGCCTGCCGGAACGGACAGCGCCGTTCGGGGCTTCAATAACTTTTGCGGAGGTGGTGCCGTTGGGGTCACGCAGCCACACGACTTTCGCCGCGTTCGCCGCGCCTTCCACCAGCGCCTGACTCAGGGCTTCATAGGAGCGCAGGTCACCGTAGGCGTATTCTTCCACGTAGCCACGGCCGTAATCTTGACCGGACACCGGGATGAGACGATGCGCCGCAAAGGGAACATCATCAAGGGAATAATCGCCGCCCATGCCGGGCACGGTCTTACCATTAATTTCCTGTGATACCGTCCACTTCTTATCCAAGCGGCTGACGGAGGTGTACAGTTCCACATCGGATTCTTTCTGGCTGCCGTCGGTGTTATTCTCCACCTTCACATCGCACGCCTGTCGAATGGACTCAGACAAGGTGCGCGGGGAAATTTTATCCATCAGGTACAGTTCCAACAGATTACCGGCATGGTCGCGCTGGGCGACAAAGCGGTCGAGCGGATACAATACGAGGGTGCCTTTCTTCGGTTCGTGGGTGACCACGTTACCCGCCACCAGCAGGTGCTTGAACAGTTCGATGGACACAACGCGGTCGTCGCTCACATCGAAGTCGTTCGTGATGAGGCGCTCGAACTTGGCCAATGCCTGTTCCAGTTCGGACAGGCCGGCGTCGACTTGAGCCAATTCCTGTAATACGTCCGCCGGGACACCAAGGATAAACGGAGCCACGCCCACGGGAAACATGGTGATGGCGAGTTTGCTGGCGAGGTGGTTGACACCACGTGCGCCGAGGGATTGATATGGCTGCTCTAACTGCGTGCCGTCAGAAAACCCTTGAGGCGGGTACAGGGCGGGGATGGTCACTTTCGAGACTTCACGCGCACGCCGCAAGAAAGGCTCACGGTCATTCGCGAGTTTTTCGTAACGCGCTTTCAGGGTATTAGACATGGGTTAGCTCGGGATGGAGAGGCCGGTGCTGGGGGAGTTACGGGGGATACGTAGGGCAGACACACCCAGCGCACGCTTGTTTTTGGTATTAAGGGCGGGTGCGGCGGGACCTGCCTGCTCCAGCTTCGGGGCGAGGAGCGGTGTCTGAGGGACAGGGATGGAGGGTGCCTTAAACATAGACATCGGGGTCATTCTCGGGGTTATTGAGGCGGAACAAGAGGGAGTCCACGAGCTTACGCTGGCCGGCGTAGAAGAAGATTTCACGCTCGGTCATGCATTGGGACGGGCAGCGATGCGGGACGTCAGCGTCCAGATCGGCAATCAATTCAGCGGCTAAGTGTGGGATTGGTTTCATGTTCAGGACTGGGGGATTTCCACGTTTTGTGAACAGCGGGGATTTCAGTAGGAGAAAAAACCCATCGGCTGCGGGAGTCGATGGGTATATAAGGAGACGTGGTAAAGCGTATATGGGTGTTGGGGGTTAACCTTTTGATTCAGCAGCAATAGCTTCATCCTGCTCCCAAGCAGGTAAACCGGGGAGCGCCAGACATTCAGTGCAGCCGATCTGCCGCTGTGCCCACCGCATGTAGTAATCCATTGCCGTTTTGACCGGCGGGGGCGCCTGCCCGCACTGAGTGTGAAACTTGCAGGTGTTGCAATCGCGGATCACTTCGGGGGCTGCCATAGAATTGGCTCCTTTCGCTTGAAGTCGTAATCCGTGTGCCGCAGGATGCGGGCACATCGGGCCTGCTGGAGGGCGTCCTCTTCCGTGAGACCGCGTGTGCGGTAGGCATTGACGATAACGTCCCACGGCGCGGTTTCGTTGGCGAGCGCATCATCCAGTATCCGGCCGGCCCGTACCGGACCAATGCCGGGGCAGCCGGGGTAGGTGTCCACCGCATCGCCGGTCAGGCACTGAATGTAAAACGCGTAATCCGCCTCAGCCTCCGTAATCAGGCGGGGTGCTTCATCCTTCCCCGGATTGAATAACCAGCCGGGGATGGTGGCCAAGTCCTTGTCGATGGAGACCACGATGCGTTTGCCTTTATGAGGCTTGGTGGACAGGATGCCGCACACATCGTCGGCCTCAAGGCCCGGCTTGATGTACGACTTGTATGTCGTCGCCATCCACTCCCGCAGGGCAAACAACAGGGTGGGTTTCTCGCCACGGTTCTTCTTGTAGCCGGGGAAGATAGCCTTACGAAAGTTTGGCTGGTCGTAGTCGGTCAACGCAGCGTAAATTTCATCGCACCCAATCTGCTCAGCCAATTCGCTGATGTGTTTCTGCAAACTCAGGAAGGCCGCATCGGCATCCTCAGTGTGAGCGACGACACCGTCAGCCCACTCAATGTGGGTGGTGTGGCGGTGTGCGTGCTCATAGCAGAACGAGTCAGCATCCAGTAGCATGACACTATTCATTTGTTACCTCGTTACTTGCGGAATAATTTAAGGCGGCGGAAAAAGCGATGTGCTCGGGCCTATGGCCCATACGGCGGTATTGCCGCACGCTTCTCGAAGTAGCGCGACAGTCCCCATGCGGCGGGCGATACGCCCATCAGGGTCATAACCGGTTCAGCCCAAGTTGGGATGTCAATGGCGTTGATCACGCAGTACGCCGCGAAGCCGGCCATAGCGAAGCTACCCAGCGGGCGCAACAGACCTTTCACGATCTGGTCCCCGGCCATGGAGAGCTTCACGATGGCGTCAATCCATGGCGTGGTCTGCTGTTGCAGGATGGTGCGCTCGAAATCCATGCGGGCCTGCGCGAGGCGTACGGTCAATTCCATCTGCTTGTCCACATCCGGCGTGATTTCCTTCACGATACCGAAGAGGTCAGAGAAGATGGCACCAACGGTTGATAGTAAACTCATGGTGACTCCTTAATGCAGTGAGGCGGGGGTGGGGGCTGGCTTGTCGTCCTCATGTAGCGCACACGAAGCGATGGCACTGACGGCCGACTCCGCTGACGGGTCGCCCTCGGTGGCACGCTTCACCACGTGAAGGAAAGCGTTAACCATGTACGAGAGATCACACGCGGGACTTTCACGGTGATCATCGGTGCAGCCGTTGGCCTCGCTACTACCGGCGGCCTTCACGCCTGCGTCGCTGTCCGTGAGGGTGATGATGATTTTCATGTTGCGTTCCTCTGTTTGATTTTGATGGCCCGCTCAATCTTGTTACGATCACGCGGTCGGCACGTCGGCAATGCCTTCTCCAGTTCAGCGAGGGTCATACGATCAGCCGAGCGTTCGCTGTCGCGGTTGCCGATCTTGTTTTTGATACGCGGCGTGCGCCGGATAACTTTCACTTGACCTTTCATTTCTGTTTCCTCTTTGAAATGGTTGTACGTGTGGAACCCACATGCGAGCGAAGCCATGAGACAAGCTGCACTAATTCATGGAGGGTCGCATCATTCTTGATGCGGTTGGCGCGTTGGGAGAGGACAACAACGTTGTTCTTCGTATAGCCGAGTGCCGGAACTACTCGGTCAAGGGACGGGGCATACTCTCGGTGCCCAACGCGAAGCCGTACACCAAACACCGGACACCGCGCGGGTATCTTAACGTCGGCGTATGTGAGGTTGAATGGGATGCCACGTTTACGCGCACGATACTTCGCGGTTCGCACCATCTGAGACACAGGAGTCTTACGGTGATATCTACGGCAGTTGTTGGCGTGTCGAGCGCGGGAGGCGGGTTTCTTCGCAGCACGAGACCGACACGCTTTACACCAACCCTGCAACCCATCGTGCGTCACACGATTGACTCCAAACTGCGCCCACTTCCGACACTTAGGACATTTCTTCTTAGTGGGTGTCATACCAGTTGTCCCCGATTACGTAGTTAGCTGCGAGCGGGCAGCGGAAGTTTAGTTGACGGCCGGCCTCAGCGATGGCCCAACATGCCGTATACCCGTACTCTTTCGCGAGATGTGGGAGGACTTCGGCCTGAACTTCGTCGTGAACGTTTGCTACCATGTGGTAGTGCTCGCCGTGGTGGATGCCTTTCTCTGCCAGCTTGTCCACCAGTATCACCAGTGCGTACTTCATTTGAATCGCACCAGCCGCTTGCAGCAACGTATTGAGCGCCGCGTGTTCCGCACGCACGAACAGGGGACGACCATCGAGACCTTTGAGTTGACCGGCGGAACGCGCCTTGTCCTTCACCGCTTTGGTCAACGCACCGAGCGCGGGGAGTCCTGACATCAGGGCAGCGCGGGATTTCTTCCCGAGTGTGGCGATACCCTTCTTACCCTTGGGGCGCTTGTTGAGGGGGAAGAACTCGGACGTGATGAGGCCCAGCTTGAAATCACCGGCACCGTAGATCATGGCGTAGAACCAAGTCTTCGCATTGTCGCGGGCAGTGAACTTGTCACTAATCCACATCAGCTTCATCGTCGGGTCGAAGCCTAGTGCCTTGCAGTTCACACTGTGCATGTCCGTGCCGTCTTCCTTGCGGCCTTCCAACACTGTCTTGATGTAGGCACCGTCGTCGTAACGCGCCATGTAGCCGGCAAGGTCACGCAACTCCAACGCGTCCGCATCCCAGCCCACCAGTACGTATCCCTTCCGAGCGTGAAATAGCACGCGGCACTCTTTACCCCACGGGGAGCGCGGCGCGGGGACTTGCCCGAGGTTCGGCTCGTAGTGGGACATGCGGTTGGTCACAGCACCGCACGGGTTGATGTCACCATGGAGGACGTTGTTACTGGCGTGCTTGAGCCACGCCTTATCACCTTCGGCAATTTGCCCGATGCGCTTATTGAGCATCAGGTACTCCGTGATGGTTACGGCACAGGGGTACGTCAACTTACTTAGGACGTCTTCGTCTACCTTGGCGGCACCATCATCGGTGAACTCCACTGGCTCCCACTTGTAGACATTGATCAGACGGTTGGCGATGTGGTGACGTGAACTGGAATTGAACTCCACCAGCTTCACCTTACACATCGCTGCACCGGCGACGTATCCCATCTTGAGATTGTCGCGCTTCGGGACGAAGTCCTTACCACCGTCACGCATATAGAACGGGGGGAACAGCGCACGCATTTCCTGTTCAATCTGCGTGCGCCGCTCAACCAGTTGGGCGTACAGGGCGGCGGCCCCTTGGATGTCAAAGGCAAAGCCGCGATTCACTGTACGGGCGATGATGGCAGCCACGCGATGCTCCGTGCGTGAGGCGCGTGTGGCGTGATCGCCGGCCATCAGTTTGCGTGCTACCTCCACTGTGGTTAGCACGTCCTGCTCGCAGTAGTCTTCCATCTCCGGTGACCACTGCTCCCAACCTCCCGTGTATTCTGTCTTCGGTGCACCGACGCGGTGACCCCACGATTCGAGCGAGTGTTTGCCAAATAGCTTGGAGGGTATCCACTTCCCCCGGCGGAACTTGTGGGCGCGTGCGTCGCGGTCGCGCATGTCGGCGTAATACATACGTGACAGCACCAGCGTATCCACCACCTCAGCCTTCGGCACCCACCCGTACACCTGCTTCAACAGTGGCAGGTCATACGAGATAACACCGTGACCAACAATACTGGTGGTCGTGGTGGAGTCGAGCATGGCGAGGCCAGCCGGGATGTCCTTACCACGGAAGCGTGTGACTTCTTTCGTGTCGATGTCCGCGATCACCAAGCAATGCACGGTGTCCGCAACTCGCAACAGGCCGTTGGCCTCTATGTCAAACACGAGAGTCGTCATGGGGTTTCCTCAAAAGCGAAAGGGGATAATGATTTGTGTACCGATAACTCCGGTGTCTTTACCTCCCACCTCGAAGGGTGGAATGATGATCAGGCGGACAACACCGACGCGTACCGTGAGGGCCACCATCGGAACAACCGGGGCGTACTCGTAGCCGGTAACAGCACCGACCACCGCACCCACTTCGATTGACCCAACGTGTGCGAGGGGTAGGCCATACGAAACGTATGTGGTGGTGTGCCACTCACTGTTGTGATACGCGCCCACCTGCCAGCGTCCGCACTCCACGCCCGCGCCAAGGTTGTTCTCGTTACGCTCAATGTCACGGTTGAAGTGGTACGACGCGGTGTTGATCACCGGATTACAATCTGCAATCGCAAGGGTTGCACAGATGAAACTCAAGGCGAAAAGAATAACGAACGCGGAGAGTCGCGACATGGTGGTACTCCTAAATGAAAGTTAAGGCAGCGCCGAGAAACGCACCAACAATGGACGCGGCGAAAATAATCACGAGCATCACCGCCACCATCACCACCAGATTAACTATCCGGTGTGGGAGGGAGTGGTGGCGTATGTTCATGTACCGGAAAGTGATTGGTGGGTTTCCCACATTGGATAGGGGTTACCAATTTCCGCATCCCCGAGACAGTCCACACAGACTTGAGACGCACCGCGAATGTAGCGGCAGGTCGCGCAGTTACGCGCCGCGTCCACCGTCGGTCCCTTGTACAGTGTGGTGGGGAGGGTGGGAGGCGCTAAACTTCTCACCGTCACTTCCGCAGCCATATTGGCTACAGCATCACGTTCCCGCGCCTCAAGTTTTTTCTCCAGATCAGCTAGTGACCGCCACGACCGCTTGGTTGCGTGCAACACATCATCGGCATCAACCTCGGTACCCATCGCCTCGTCGAACAGGTGGCGACATAGTGCGTCGAGTTCGTCACCACTCTTACTACGGTCCCAATGTAGCGGCTTACCGGGGTTGTGTTGGTCATTCCCAATACGCGACAGTTCAGCCACGGCCGCCAGTGCGCGGGGAAAGTACTTGATGAGGCCACTGTACAGCGGGATATTCTTACGAGCCTTAGCATTAGTGGGTAACATAGAGTCTCCTCACAAAAGAATTAATGACCCGGTGTAGACCGGCGTTGAAAAATCTCCGCATCACAAAGCTGCGGGCGATGGATGCAACGGTGAAGATGGAAGTGATGATGAGGTTGTCACCCGTCGTAACCGCATACCCCATCATCGGACCAACCACTTGCCACAACCCGAAGGACACGACGAAGCCCACGGCCGTGCTGGCGCACGCCTCCAGCAAGGACTCCAGTTTGGATTGCTGCATATTAGAAGTCCTTGTTGGGGGTGGAGGGTTCGTTGTGCGTGTCGAACGGACACTGCTCTGTCTCGAACAGTCGGCCCGTTGCTGGGTCGTAGCCGAGATAGAACATACGTCCGGTAGACTGACCGGTGTATCGGTCTTTCAGTACGCGGAACGTGGTGGTGTGGCGTTCCACTTCATTCTCACTTTGTTGATTACGCTCAAGGCCAAACATGAAGTGTGACCAGAAGCCAATCGAGCGTGAGCCTTTGAAGTGGCGGATGGTTACGCGCCCACCTTCCTCATGTGGTTTCCCTTCCGGTGTGGCGAGGTGTGATACCATGGTGAGAGAGACATTCAGTTCCTTCACAAGCGAACCGATCTGCGCCATGATCTTCTCCAACGCCTTGCGCTCGTCTTCCTCTTCCGCCGCGAGGGCGGTGAGATGGTCGAGGTAGAACAGGCGCACACCTTCTGCCCGTGCGAGGTAGCGGATGGTGGCACGTATGGTCTCCCACTCGGCGGAACCGAAGTGGTCGTACATGAACAGGCCATCGTCCTTCTGCAACGTGTCGAGTGCCGTCACCAGTTCGTCTTGGGTCCAGCCATCATCAGGAACATGGAAGCGTTTACCGGCGAGCTTGCCGGCAATGCGCTTGGCTGTTTCATCCGGCTGCTGCTCAAGGAAGAACACGGCCACCTTCTCGTGTAACTCGGTCAGGTCGTGCACCACTTGCTGGGTGAGTAGGTCAGTTTTACCGACACCCGTTCCGGCGCCGAAGCAGTAGACTTCACCGAGGCGGCGGCCATAGGTGATCTGCGTCAGCATGGGGAGACACCACGGCAGGCCCACCTCTGGCTGCATGAGTACCTTCTCGCGCACATCATCCAGCTTCACCACCCCGTCAGGGCGGTAGGACTTCGCACCCCAAATGGCGTCGATGATTTCCTTGGTGCGCCCCGCTTGCAGCATGGCGTTGGCGTCCTTCACCGGCAGTGAGGCGATCTTCGCCTTGCCGGGGGAGAGCAGTAGCGCACACTCACGCGCGGCCTTCTGGCCCGGCTCGTCCATGTCGAACATGAAGATTACGGACTCAAACTTCTCCAGCCATTCACTCGCCATAACAACAGCCTTCGCCGCGCCTTGCGCTCCATTGGGTACGGACACCACCGGCCACTTATTCCCTTGCGCCTGTGACACGGACAAGGCATCTATCTCCCCCTCGGTGATCACAACCATCTTGCCGCTATCGCGCCACAGGTGCTGGCCATACAGGCCGGCGTGCTTCGTATCCCCAAGGAACAGGAAGTCCTTGTTGGGGAAGCGCACCTTCTGTGCCACCACCTTGTTCTCAACAACGTAGTTGGCAATCTGTACCGGCTTACCACTGAACTCGCCCACGTGGTACTTCCACTTGGCGCAGGTCTCAGCGGTGATACCACGCTTGGATAATGCGCGGGCGTCCCCAATGGCAATCAAGTCTTTACTCATTTTCTTTCCTTTGGTGCTGGCCGGGGCAGCGGGTTTGTCAGCCGGAAAGTAGGTACCGCATGAGAAGCAGAAGCGGTGCCCGTCGTCGTACAGGGCGACGGCATCACTCGAAGAGCAGGACTCACACGGTAGTTTTGTTTCAACTACCTGTGAGTCGTCACTCATGTTCCTGTAATCCTATGTCGCGGAGACGGCGACGCAGCGTGTGGGTGGCAGCCATTAGGTCGTCCAGTTCCCACGGATACAGGTAGATGCTGCCAATGGGGGTGGTAATCTGATAGGACACCACCCGATTGCGGTGGGTCGAGGCGGTGATGCGCGACGGTCTGTCACCCTCGTCTTCACCGAATTGCTCAGTCAGTGGGCGGCGCATGTGTGGCATGTGATTCTCCTCAAGAAGTGATTAATGTGGACCGCAGGACCAGCCCTTCGCTTGGCCCCAATTCGGACCGGTGGTACCTAGTTCGGACGACGCATCGCACTGGATGCGGAAGGTGATGGCGAAGTTACCGTTGAGTTTCCAACCGGCGTGACATTGCAGGTACTGGCGGCGGACCGTAGGGTCACCGGACCAGCGCACCATGATGCCAACGTAGAAGGGCAGCATCACACGAACGAACACGATACCGTTCTGGTACAGCGAGCCGTCGTGCTTACCCCTAAGCAGCGTACCGTCCACGTGGGTGTAGTCGTGACGTTCCACTGTGCCGCAGCCCCATTGAAAGGTGAACAGCGGGTGGATGTACTTCGCCGGGATGTCGAGACGCATAGCCCAGCCACCCACGGTGGCCCGTAGGGTCTTAAAAAATTCCATGGAATTACCTCACGAAAAAAAAGAAGGGAGGCCGAAGCCTCCCGTGTGTTACTTCCAGCCGAATGCCTTGCGGATGCGGCGTATCAATCGCCACGGGCTGTAGACACCTATCTTTTGAGCGCGTAGCACGGCATCAAGGAGGGCGAGCCGCATGATGGGGTTGTGAATTTTCTTCATGCGGCTTTCTTCCTTTCCACCAGTTGCAGCAGGTAGTCGAACGTCCAGCAGTTAATATCGACAGAGTTATCCAGTTCGTAAGAATCACGGACAGTGCCGGCGGCGGTATCGACATACAACACGGAGTTGTCCTTAGCAAACAGCCGATAGCGGGCGTAGCGTTTACCCCGCGCGTCGGCCACCACCTGCGTGGTGATGGTCAGCGGGTGCGGGAGTATCTTGTTCAACTCGTAGACCCGCGCCGCCAAGCGGTAGATACCGTACACGCCAATCGCTTGTAGCGGTGTGAGGTGGTCGTTATGCAGCAGGTGTTCCAACACGAGTGTCTTCTGTGTCATGGGATTACCTCTAATCATGGATGATGAACATAATTTTCTGTTTGAAATGTTCCGGGCTGGGGTCATCCCAGCCGAGGAACACCAGAAGGTTATGGAAAGCCACGCGGGAACCACTCAAGCGGTAGTGATCGTCCATCCATTCATGGTCGCGCACCTTATGCACCGCAGTGCCTACCAAGATGCAGCCGTCGGTATCTTCCGGGGTGTTACCACTGTGGATGCGGATGCCGGTGAAGCCGGGCACGTTCAGTACGTGCGGCATGTACCGCGCATACTTGGGGGACCAGTCGAATACCAATTCATACACGCCGGCCGGGATGGCGGTCTTACCCGGCGCCTTCACCACGCCATCCGTGAGGCGGGGAGAATCTTCCATGGTGTAACACAGCAGCTTGCCATCCGGCTTCGTGAGTATTCCCACGATGCACTCGTCGGTCTCTACTTGAGGCCATAGGTTTAACTTCATGATGACTCCTTGAGTACGGGGTATATCCACACGAGGGTGTGTGGAACTTCATCGGGATTAGCGAACCGTTTGAGTGAGACGAGGGCAATCACTTGGTCGTCGTCAGACCAGCCCAGCTTTCGTTTTGACAGAGCATCGAGCGTGGCCTTGGCAAAGTTATCAACATCACCACGTGGCCATTCGCGCTTGGTCGTCTTAGGACGCGCGACAATATGCTCAATGATTGCTACTACCTCACCCTCATACGCCACACCGAAAGCACCCGATAGGTCAGCATCAGCAGCCTTCATCCAGTTCTTATACGTGGCGCAGTAGTACGTGCCCCAGCGGGACACACGCGGTCGTGAGGCAGGGACCGGCGGGACGTTGATGCAAAACTGGAGGGCAGGCTGATGCGTACCCTCCAAGTGTTGCTTCAAGATGGTGAGCGCAGACTTAGAAGTCTTCGCCGTCAACCGTTTCATCACCGCCCACTTCGGTGGCGTCCGGGGCGGACTCGTCCGCACTGAAACCATCTTCGTCGGTATTGAAGCCGTAGCTCGTGGCACTCTTGCCGGCGTATTCCACCAGCGTCACGATCTGCGCGGCCTGCAAGTCCAGCGTCACGCCGGCCTTGTCGGTGGCGTTCATGAAGTACTTACGCATGGAGTAGGCGAGGTAGCCCACGGTGCCTCCACCAATCTTCACGGTCTTGAGGTCGAGCGGTTTACCCTTCGCATCGAATACCGGAATGGTGATGGCCTTGATGGTACCGTCGCGTAGTTTGATCTCTGCGTTCTGCTTGAACTTGAAGATCGTGCGGCCGGTCTCGTTACCCGCCGCGTCCACTTCCGCGTCATACGGATATGCCTTCTCCATCTTCTTGGCCTTGGCAACCTTCTTGCCATCCTTCGAGGCAATCAGTTCCGCCTTCGCTTCGGCAAACGACTCGTCAACCTGCTCATTGAGGAAGGCTTTGAGTTTGTCTGCAACTTCACCTTCCAGCAGAAGGTTGACCTTGAACGCTGGCTTGGACGTGGTGCCGTCATCGAACTCGCGGGTATCCGGCCTGTTCAGGTGTGGGTATTGAAACTCCCCTTTCGGGGTCTGGTACTGCGGGCGCTTCTCTTTCTTTGCCATTGAAAATTTCTCCAGTGAAAATGAATTAGGGATAACAAACTCGGTACAGGATGTTGGCGATGTGCCAGCCTTGGGTCACAAGGATGGTGCACATAATCGCCAGCACCCAATGGACGAACGGATTCAGCCGAGCCATGAATCATCCTCGATGTGGAAGTCACACCGCTCCACGTCGTCCTCGGTAACACCGTGCTGGTTCATGTCCATCATGGTGTCGGTGGCGATCACGCCATCCTCATGCAACTCGCGAACAGCACGGGACAGCACAGCATCACGTTGCATCGACATCTTGATTCTCCTCAGTGTTGGTTGCGGGGACGGCATCCGGCAGGCAGCACACGGAGCGCTCGTCGCGCTTGTCGCGTTGCTTCGTGCCAACATGCGGGTCGTACTTGCTGCGGTTGTGCTTCGCGAGGAAGCGCAGGCGGTCGATGATGGGCGGGATGTGTTCCATCCGCTGCTCAGCGTCGACCAACATCTTCCACTGCGCCTCGCTCAAGTCACACATCGGGCGATCAAGTAGGTGTGCAACCACGAGCCGGGAGTTGAACAGTTGGTTGCGTGCATACTGGTACGCGAAGGTGTGAATGTTCATCGCGCTAACTCCCGCGTGATGTACTCCCGCAGGGCATTAGCGTGCTCCGTACGGGTGTGGTCCTTGTCCATCAGCAGGCGATCACCCAAGGCCAGCGCATCGCGCGGGTCTACTCGGTAGTGTTCGCACAGCAACAGGAACAAGGTGGAGATAGCACCCACCTGCGTGGCCGGGGTGTCGGACTGCACGGCGTCAATGACCCGGAAGGCCACGAGCGCCGAGACTGCCGGGTCCAGCATGGATAGTTGGTCGGGGTTCATAGGTCTCCTCGGTTGACGAAATGTGTGTGAAGCACATATGCGTGTTAGGGTATCCGCCCCTGCGACGGTCGCAGAGGTGGGACTATTAGGCAAAGAAATACTCCGAGTCCTTGACCACCGCCAATTCCAAGCTGCCCATGGGCGGGGGTAGGGGTAACTCGATGCCGGGATTGGCCTGCATTAACTCGGCCCGGAGTAGACTCAGGGTGTCTACGCTGTACTGCTCGATGAATGCCTCGCGTAACTCCTCAGCCATCGTGTCTACATCTGCCGCCAGCGTGCCGTAGCTGTCATGAATCATGGCAAACTCGGTGACACCACGATCTGCACAACGCAGTACCGTGATCATCAGGTGGGCGGCATCGTACGAGTGGATGAAGTTCGGGCTGACCCCGACGGCTTGCTTACGCTTGTCTACTTCCTGACTATCAAAGTCCAGCAGTTGGAGTGACGTACGCTTACCACCCACCATCACCGTGATACGCAAGTCACCCACCGGGCGGGAGTAGAGTTGTATCACCCGGAAACCCTGCGGTGCGGTCCACTGTACGTAGTGGCCAGCGTCCGCCACCTGCCGGGCCACGTCCTTTAACCACCCCATGGCCACACCCGCCGCTACCACAACACGGTCGATGGATGCCGCGATAACTTCCGCCACAAACTTACAACGCGGAAACATATCGTGTGCCTCACCCGCCTGCATGTGTCCTTCCTTCCGTAAGTAGTCGATGAGTTGATCACGCATTCCTGATTGAGTGACCCCGTACGGTACCGTCATCACCGCACGCTTCACGGTAGCGCGGGTAATCCCCAGCGTCAGCCACCATGCGGCATGGATGGACGCCTCCGTATCCTCACCCACCATGAGGCGTTTCAGTTCTTCCGTCACCACGTCCGCTACCTTCTGGTAAACGTCGTGGGGTTTATCACCGGGCACTAGGTTGGTGGCCATACCCCCAATCGGGTCACGCAAGATGGCTGAAAAATTTTGCAGCCCATTACACGACCCATCGAGGGCAACCGGCAGCTTGGAGATGAAGGCATCACCTTGCACGGTGTACCCCATCCACTCGAAGCACGCCGCCAGCGCCTGCCACGGTGCATCGGCTTCGCACCAGAAGCGTTCACCATCCAGTGGGTTCATGGCAGCGTCGAGCAGCTTGGCTTCGTGGGCCTGCACCCACGCTACCCGTTCCTCGAAGGACACCTTGTCGATGCCGAAGAGGTTGGCGATATGTACCGCCAGCCAGTACGCACCGTTCTCCCCGAGCGGTTTGCCGTTGTGAAAGCGGAGCAGGGCACGGCCGGTGTCACTGGCCTGCGGGTGTAGCTCGGTCGAGACCGGATACATACGACCGCGCCAATCCAACGTGTGCACAAAGTACAACGGCGCTAAATCAGTAAATTTCTCGGCGAGATACAGTTGTTGCATCACGGCGCCGCGCTTGGAAACCATACGCTGATTCTCCGCGTACACCAGCGCGGCCGCACGCCGCCATATTTTGCGGGCGACTTCGTTCGTGGCAATGTCAACAGGCTTGGCCGGGAGCGGGGTTGATTCTTGACAGATCAAATCACCCACGGTCAGGCCGGCAGCCCATGCACTAGACATCACGTCGTACACCGAGCGATTGATTTCCCACTCGGTACGTTGCACGGCGTTGACGGCGGCGTAGGTGTTGGTGAGGTCGGCATCCCGCGCCACCGCTTCATACGTGGTCGGCTGATGTGTCTTGATCAGGTACGAGCGCAGCTTACGAAAGCCACCACTCCGTATGGATATCCACGGCGTGGGTGGCACGATCATCGGCATACCGAATGGCGCCAGCGCCGCGCAGCGCTCGTTCCATTGTGTCAGTTGCAGGGCCACCTCCGGGTTGAACACAAGGTGTGACTCTTTCTTGGTCACGCGTCGGTTAACCGTGTGGATATGGATGCCACCACCGGTGGCCTGCACCACCATGTCCAGCAGGGAAGCACCCAGCAACACACGGTTACGGTTGAGTATGATAAAGGGTGTGCCGGCGTTCCGCACGGTGAAGCGGGTCACGGCCCGGCGGTGTCGCTCGGACTGGGACTTGGACAGACGCTTCTCGGTCCACGCCGCCAGCGCCGGGTCCACGGTCTGCCATTCAATATGCTCGATCACCAGCCCGGCAATGTTACCGGCGGCAGTGCCCATGCGCCGGCAGGAGAAGGCCGAGTCGATGGCACTACGCAGGGCGAGGAGGGCGATCTGTTTGGTATCCTGCCCGAGCAACAGGTTGGCCACGGCCACCCGCTTGCCGGCACGGCCGGCCTCGGCGATGACCATGAGGTCATCCAGTTCCTTGATCAGGTTCATAATCCACAGGCGCAGCAGGCGCTTGCCCGGTGGGGAGTCCGCCAGCCCACGCTCATCCAGCAGGTCGTTGTACCGCTTGGTCCCAACCTCACGGGACTCCTCTTCCAAGGCCAGTTGAAGCTCTTCTCTGTCGATCATCTGATTCTCCATACAGTTGCAGGCGTGGAACTGATGAGGCAAAAAACGCCCCGTCATCCTATGAGGGTGACGAAGCGTGTGAATCTTACTTACACTCTTAGTGTGACACTAAGGTGCACACTCAGGGGTGAAGCACATATGCGTGTTAGGGTCCCGCACTAGACCTGCGTGCACAGCGTGACACACATTTTGTGTCCACAAACTTAAGAGACCAGATGAGGATAGTGAGGTAAGCTATGGTACCGAGGAGAGGACTTGAACCTCCACGAGCTTGCGCCCGCTAGCACCTGAATCTATCCCACATCTGGTATCATTGCAGTTCTACAACGGCTGACACACTGATTCAACAACTTAATGGTTCCGTTTCTGCAATGGTCTCATACACTTATGTTATAAAACACAGCGTGACACACTCAACCCTGTGCGCGGCGTGCCAGCGGCAGCACGTTGCCACCCATGGGCACCCGCTCCAGCGCATCACGTGCACCGGCCAGCTTGCTCGGGTCAAGGTGGGCGTACCGCTCGGTGACCTTGATCGTGCTGTGCCCCAGCCACTGCTTGATGGTATACAGGTCGACACCCTCAGCCAGCAACCGGCTGGCGCAGGTGTGGCGCAGGGCGTGGCGGTTCACTTCCTTATCGAGACCGCAGGACTTTAGCGCCGCCTTCCAACGGTGAGCTATCGAGCCTTGTGTGATGCCAGCAAAGGCCGGACCACCATTCACCACCCAGCGGGCGAGGGCGACGGCTACGCGTTTGGTCATGGGCACGCTACGGGTGCTACCGTTCTTCGTTTCCACGAAGGTCACGAGTCCGTTCTGCGTGCTCACGTCCCGGTGTGTCAGCCGCAGCGCCTCACTGAGACGGGCACCAGTGTCCACCAGTACCACGATCAGGTCCGCCATGATCTGCTGGCCGGTGTCCTCGAAGTAGATCACCAGTGCGTTCTCTTCATCACGGGTGACCACCCGCATGCGACCACGCGACTCGGGACGCTTGACCGGGAAGCGGGGCAGTTCATGCAGTCGCTGCTGGGCAGCGGCGTGGCGCAGCATGCGTTGCAGCGCCGCCACCTTGCGATTGATGGTGCCGGGTTTGTCCCCGCGTGCGTCCAGTTCCTTAATCCAATTCGAGATGGACGCTGCCGACACCATGCGAAGCGGAGTCTCGGCACCGAAGTGCTCCACTATCTGGCCGTAGGCATAGCGCACGATGGCGGCATACTTACGCCCGGTGTAATGCTCCACCAACACATCGTCGGCCGCCTGCTGGATGGTGTACTCCACCACCCCCAGCGGTTCGCCCGACTCTAGCCGGCGCAGCATGTCCCGCTCGCGCTTGGCTGCCTCCTGCTTGTCGCCCGTGCCCAGCGTGCGGCGCACCACTGTGCCGTCCGCGAGGCGTAGACGGGACCACCATACAGTTCCGCGTTTATACATGGTCAGTCTCCTATTGTGTTAACAAGTCCGTCAACATAATTTTTCCCTTTGGTCGTGAGACTAATCACGGTGAAGCGGCGGTCAGTCTCATCTTCCGTAGCGTCCAGCAATCCCAACCCGCTCGACCCATCAGCTTGCTTCCGGGCGGTCAGGCGGTGGACGTTGCGTGAGCAGGTCGACTTGGTCAGGCGCAGTGCCTTCTCAATGTCGGTCTGATACAACCGCTCACGCGCGGCCACCAACAACAACGTCTCCAACAGTTGCAACTCGGCTTGTCCATAATCCTCACCAAACTTCATCAACATCTTGACGAGGAGTGCAGCTTTATGTGCTGTACCTTTTTTTGGACTCACGGCACCTCTCCTTTTCGTTTTTCCACGAGATTTCTAAATAGTACCACCCGGCTTCCATGACCAAGTTACGGCACCATGGATTGGACTCTAAGTACACTGAAACGCGACGATGAAAACTGCTGCGTCCGGCGTACACTTCAACGCCAAATAATTTGTAGAACACAGTCAACCCTCAATGTTAGGCGGGGCGGTTCCGACTATTCGAGTCGGTAGGGAATCGGCCCGCCGCATGTTCAATCCCTTGTCCCACATCTCCTATGAATGTTATCACTGTCATTCACTTATTGTTGCATGAATGAAGTGGTCGCGCTACCGAAACAGTCCGTACTGTAGCGATTCAATAGCAAGCAAGTTTCATACCTGACAGCCTTGCTCTACATCTCTGCCCGACGTACGGCCATCGTAGGCACGCGGTCCGTGCCAAGATGCTTGGCCGCCCGGGCGGTGATGCCAAACTTCTTCCCCATTTCAATGAATTGCAGCACGGCCTTGTCGCTGGCAGCCTCATCGTAGAAGGTGAAGTACACCTCTTTCTCGGCTGAGAAGGTGCGGACATCCAGCCCGGCGCTGTCAATGATGATCACTTTGACATGCCGGTCGTCGCCGCCTACCAGCAGGCCGTGCCGGTACCCGTCGTCATACAGCTTAATCAGTTGTGGCTTCATGCTTTTCTCCGATAAAGTATTGCGTAGCGTGGTAAGAACTCAGCCCCCGGCCCGACAAACTTTACTGCGTGCCCCATCCGCACGAGGGTATTAAGGGTGGGGAGTGATGCTCTGAGGTCGTGTGCACTACGCCACGCATGCTCCAACCTCATCAATGCCCGAAGCTGTGCGGCTGATAGCTTCATATTGTTGCCACCACTAACACCAGCAACGCCACCGCCCCGATGATGAACCATAGGTAGGACTCGGTGTCGCGTTTCGACTGCTGGTACAACTCGTTCATGGCAGCGTCTCTAAACTTACGCTTCTCTGCGTTCATGGTTTCCTCCCGATATAGGAATAGAAAACGTACTTGATCACCACATACAGGGCACCGAGTCGCGATGCTCCGTACATGCGTGCGATACGCCAAACGAAAAGTAATTTCATGTTGCACCTCCGATATGGTTGAGGACGTCGGACCATTCACGAAAAAAAGGGGCGTCACGCCACAGCACGTCCGTGTTCTTCGGCCTGACATACCACCCACCCGGCGCATTGGTGTTGCCGTCATAGAATTGCAGTGCCTCAAACTGGCAGCCATCGGGCAGTGGCCCGCCGATGCCAGAAGAGAAGGCGTTGTTTACGTTCTTACTCATGCTTACCTCCACGTTTCAGTTTTTCCAGATTCAAGACAGCTTCCCGGTACTCGTCACTGTCCACGCCATAGTCAGCCTTGGCGTTGTCCACGTAGCATTGATAGAGACATGCCGCGCAGTACCCGTCATTGATGCCGGCCTCACCACGCCCGGTGTCGCGGGTCAGCTTGCCGCAGATACCGCAGGGATACGTGCCACGTTTCCCGAAGCGGTTATATTTGTGTGTCATGCTTGCCTCCAGATTAAGGGCTGAGAAATTGAACGGCGAACCATGCCAGCAGCATGATCTGCCCGAGTAACAACATGTCATTTATATATTCCACGGTCATACCTCCGTATGCTTGGGTTTAGGGATAAGAGGGGACCGGCACCGAGTGCACCGGTACACCGCGCCACGCCCGATCTTGCGATGGCGCACGATGCCCAGCGGGAAGTCGCGGTTACACGCGCAGGTGTATATAAACTTACGCGTCCGGCGTACCTCCGCGTTGGCCGTGTCGTATGAATGACAGCGGCGCGGCTCCACACCTAATGCCCGCATAACGTGCTGCCACAGGCGGCCGTGCGCTCGCTCACCGGGACGCGTGAGGTTGGTCACGAAGTGGGCGTATTCGTGGGGCACAGTCTGCTGCAAGTACTCGGCCTCATTCTCGCGTGCCAGTACTTCATTCACGCGCATGATGCACTGCCCCGTTTGCAGGTTGGTGCGTGCCATACCGGCCACCTGTCCGCGCAGATCGAATACCACCCTGACCGAGTTAGGCCGCACGAAGGATTTACCCCACAGCAGGGATGAACACTCTGCAATGCGTGCCTCAATTTTCTGCAACAGCGTTTCCATGTGGTCCCCCTTACCGGTCACGGTCCGGCGCTTCGGCCGGGTTAAAGTCGATTAGATACAGGTCCGAGACACGCTCGAATCGGTCATACAATTTTTCGTATGCCTCACTGGTGCAACAGGCGCTGACCGTGTGCGTGTGCTGCTCGCACGCACCCAGCGTCCAGAGTGGCACGCCCCTGAATTGGAAGGTGTACTGATTCATGCTTGTTTCCCCCGGCGCACGCGGCGCTTCGGCGTGCAAACTTTCCGTGGCCACAGTGCGCGGCCATCCAGCACCATCCAGTCACCCGACACGAACCCCAGCATCGGCGCTTTATTCCAACACCGCGTGCAGGACACATGCTTGTTATCGGTTGGACCCAGCACCGCCACGGCGGCCGGAGCGTCGAGGATTTCCCCGCACTCCGGGCACGTGATCTGCCGGCCTATCAGTCCGCACAACACTTCGCGCATCATTGGTACATTAATGTCTTCCATTTTCGTCACCTCACAAATCATGTAACACGTTATCCGTGGCGTCCTGAAAACAGCGCGGCCCGCAGCACCGCGCCTCACCCCACGATTGATACATCCGGTTGGTCAATTCCCCGCACTCACAGCAGGACCGGAAGTTATCCGCGAGCCTGTAGTAATTTCCCTTTTCGTCGTCATACAGTGTGTGTAATTTCATACCGTCCACGTCTCAGCCCTCCAGCAGTTCACGCAGCGCCCGGGCTGCGTCTAGGTTGATTTCCTCCGCGTCAGTGTTGTCCAGCCCGAGAGAGGGCAGGGCGCGGCGTGCGTCCATGCTTGCGTCAAATAGTGGTGTATCG